CGAATACGGATCAAAAGAATTTTATGCAGAACAATTTGCAGACTTGATTGCAGATGTTCAACATGACTCACCAGAATTTAGTGACAATCTAGTTGCTGGCTTCTTGCTTGCCCTTGATGATTGGCGTCAGTATCACGTCAAGCAAATTCTGGAACTTGACAGAGTGGAATTCAACGCAAACGACAATTTAAGATAAACTAACAATGAGTAATTTAATATCCCGTACAGGACGGGTTCAATCCTGGATCGATGACCCTAAAGGCCGCCTTCCTGTCAGCTGCACCGTGTTTGTCGTAGAAGATCAGATGGAAGGCCCTAACGGGATAGAAGCCAGCTGGCGCTTCGCTAGCCATGCTCTTAGGTATGGAGCAGGTTGTGCAATTCATCTTTCAAGGTTGTCACCAGCGGGTATAGAACGTCCAAGTGGTGTTATGCCTTCAGGGCCAGTAAGTTTTGGGAAAATTTACTCTACATTAAATGAAGTGATTAGGCGTGGGAATCGTTTCAAGAATGGTGCGATTGTTTTGCATCTTGATTTATCTCACCCCGATGCTCTTGACTTTATTACTACTCCTAGATCCGAACTACCTTGGGTTAAACGTTGCATCAACATCACTGAAGAGTGGTGGCAGGATTGTACGTTCAAGGAAGAACTACTTTATGGAATCAAATCCGGTGACATCTGGCTAAACAAAGTTAAGTATGACAATGAAGGAAAAAGAATCCGAGGAAACGTATGCCTGGAAGTATACCTGCCCTCACGCGGAACATGCTTGTTGCAACATGTCAATCTATCTGCCTGTGAGTTCGGGGATATCCCAAGAGCTTTTGTTGAAGGTATGTCGGAATTGTGTGCCCTCCACGCAAAGACTGGCATCGGTGCTAGTGGGGAATATCTTGAACCAGAAATCGACAGACAAGTTGGTCTCGGAATGCTTGGACTGGCCAACTTCCTACGAAGGTACGGAGTAACTTACGAACAATTCGGACTAGCCTTGGATAACTTTAACCAAAGCAAACCAGCTGAGCATACAGCTGCCTATGCACTGGTTGAACAGCTCCATATGGGTATAAATCAAGCTGCACAGATAGCAAGAGAACATAAGATGGTACGTGCATTTGCTATTGCACCTACTGCTTCTTGTAGTTATAGGTCTCAAGATCTAGATGGCTACACTGCAACACCAGAAATTGCACCACCTATCTCACGTACTGTTGACCGTGATTCAGGCACCTTCGGAGTTTCTACTTATTCTTATGGAGACGTAGAGATTGCGTCAGAAGTAGGCTGGGAAAATTATAAGAGAGTGGCTGACGGCATCATGACGATGCTCAGTCGCACAGGACTTCTTCATGGTTACAGCTTCAATTCTTGGAGTGATATGGTGACCTACGACAATGAGTTCGTAGAAGAGTGGCTTCGGTCTCCGCAAACAAGCCTCTATTATTCGCTTCAAGTGATGAGCGATACCCAAGATAAGACTGACGCATATGCTGCATTAGATGCAGAAGATGTAGAGAATTATCTAGAGGATATTCTAAATGAAGAAATTACATGTGATTGTCAAGAATGAGACTCGATCCTTACCAACAACTACTGAACAGAAAAAGAAAATGGACACCAGTCCAGACAACTGCCGGATTATGCAAGGCAGGAGCGGAAGAGACGGTACACCGTGCTCTTGCGTTGCGACATATGGAACTACCTGTGGGAGATTTTATCCGTGATGGCTTGGATACCGACGTACCGAAACTATCGCGGCAGTTATTGGAATCAAATATCACCGACGAGGAGAATCACGACTTGGCACTTGGTTACATTGCCAATGCTTACGGTGTTAACCAAAAGGCTGAATCGGAAGCTTTGCGGCTCAGGGAAGCTTGGACTTCGCATCCTGATCACACAATCCTCAAAGCAATGGTTGCCGAACGTGCAATTTTCTTCGTTCTTCTACCATTCTTTCGCGCTAATGGTGACGCTGGAATGCGAACAGTCAGCGCGGATATAAGTAGAGATGAACAAATTCACGTTGCTGCCAATAGCCTTGTTTGTCGGGAGCTGGGGCTTACTATCAGCCCTAGTCTTGATAAACTCCGCAAGGCAACTATCAATTGGGTGATGCAACCCTTAGGTATTAATACTACCGATAAATATTTAGATAAAAAATTTTGGCTGGATTCTAGTGATCGCTTGATGTATGAGGGTAAAGCTCCTGAGCTTTCTTTCACCAAGTCAGCAAGAATGCCAGCTTTCTTTGAGCACTCAAATGTCAACCTCCCTCAGTACGCTTGAAGCTTTCGGAATGGAAGCTCGCGGTTTACTTAAACAACTAGACGAAAACTTTCCACCTGTAAATCCTAGCCCAGCAGATCCATACGAATACATCATGTATCGTGCTGGCCAACGAAGTGTTGTTGAATGGATCCAAGAAAATATGGAGACTTAACATGTCCTTTAAAGATCAAACTACAGTTTCTTCTGAATCTAATGCCGACAAGGTTAAACTTATGTTTGACTTTGAGGAGCTTGGGCTCTTAATGTCAGACTTTAAAGATGGGTTCAAAAATACTACTGAAGTTACTAAAAAAAAGGGTAAGGCTAGAAAGGGCGGTGGTTTTAATTATGAGGAGGTGCTTACACCTGTCAGAGATTATGATTACTATCGTTCAAATGAGTTATGGCAAAAAATTGCTGACGAATTAGATATTGATATGACTGCTGATGAGTTTGACGATGATAAATTAAGCGAAATGTATTCATTTGCTTATGATCAAAATGAAGAGTATGAAAACCCCACCTATGCTGATTCATCTTTCGGAGATGATGATGATGATGAGGATGCTTATTATAAAGGTGTACCTACACTAGATGTTTCATACGATAACAAATATACGGACGAAGAAAAAGCTTTAAAGCCTGCATTCTCTGGTAATCATTTTAAAATTGGTGAGAGCATGTCTTTGAATTTAGGCGAAGGTTTTATTCAGTCTGGTTATATGATGATGAATCCCTCTGGGTTACCAGAGGATTCTGGCTTTAAAGGTAACACTAATTCTTTACATAATTAATTATGGCATACGGTAGAAGTAAATCAGGGGATTTTGATCTTAGAAATCCAACTAAAAATTGGCTATCTCATTACCAAGGGCCTCATGGTGGTCTAGGAATGATGTCATATAGGGCTTTGAAAAGAGATGGCTATAACCCAATGCAGATCATGAGTGCTTTTGGTAGCTCAGGTCTTCCAAGCATTGGTTATCAAATGCAAAATGCAATGATGGCAGACATGGCGCCACCGCCACCTGTTTATCAAGCCCCTACATATAACCCACCGCCTGTTCCTAAACCTAAAACACTCACTACTGAAGGTAGTACTGTTGGTGGTGGTGCAAAAGGTGTCAAGATCAAACGATCTGATGCATCTAAAAAAGGTAGAAATACAAAAGGAACACGATCTTTGAATCGTAAGCAACGTAATACTGCCATGCAAATCAATAATCTAAATCTTACATGAATGCTAAAAAACGCTATGACAGTTTATCTTCGCAGCGTTCCCAGTTTCTTAATGTAGCAGAACAAGCAGGTAGACTTACTCTCCCATATTTAATCAGAGGTGAAGAAGATCCAACAGGTGGCATGAGAAATCTCAAGACACCTTGGCAATCAGTTGGGGCAAAGGGTGTTGTTACTCTTGCCAGTAAACTAATGCTTGCACTTCTTCCTCCACAAACTAGCTTCTTTAAGCTACAAATGGATGATCAAATGTTAGGAGAGATGGGAGCTGATCCTGCTATTAAGTCTGAGCTAGACCTTTCTTTTGCAAAAATAGAGCGTACCATTCTTGAATCCATTGCTGCTTCTGATGATCGAGTAGTCGTTCATCAAGCACTTAAGCATTTGGTAGTGACTGGTAACGCTTTGATCTTTATGGGAAAAAAGAATCTTAAGCTCTATCCACTCAATCGCTATGTTATAGAACGTGATGGGAACGGAAACGTTATTGAAATTGTCACGAAAGAACGTATCAGCAAGTTACTCATCAAGGATTTACTTCCTAAGGAAGAACCTAATAGAGTATCTGAAGATTATAATAGTCACGAAAAAGAATGTGACATTTACACCCATATAAAACGAGACAACAATCGTTTTGTATGGCATCAGGAAGTCTACGGAAAAATCCTTCCTGGTTCTCAAGGTAAAGCACCATTAGATACAAACCCTTGGATTGCTTTGAGATTCAATACTGTTGATTCTGAACCTTATGGTCGGGGCAGAGTAGAAGAATTTATGGGTGACATCCAAGCAATGGAAGCACTCTCTCAGGCACTTGTAGAAGGCAGTAGCGCAGCTGCAAAAGTTGTATTCACTGTATCCCCTTCAAGCACAACTAAGCCTGCCACGTTGGCTGCAGCTGGTAATGGAGCAATCATCCAAGGTCGGCCAGATGATATTGGAGTTGTTCAAGTCGGTAAAACTGCTGACTTTGCTACAGCCTTTCAGATGGCGCAAACATTGGAACGTCGTATCTCTGAAGCCTTCCTTATTCTTTCAGTACGTCAGTCAGAACGTACTACTGCTGAAGAAGTTAGGATGACTCAAATGGAACTAGAGCAACAGCTTGGTGGATTATTCTCACTATTGACTGTTGATTTCTTAGTGCCTTATCTTAATAGAAAACTTGCTGTATTCCAACGCACTGGCGAAATACCTAAAATTCCTAAGGGGATTGTTAAACCTACTATTGTTGCAGGTATTAACGCATTAGGTCGCGGCCAAGATAGAGAAAGTCTTGGTCAGTTTATGATGACTATTGCGCAAACTATTGGTCCTGAAGCTCTTACACGTTACATCAACCCCGAAGAAGTTATTAAGCGTTTGGCTGCTTCTCAAGGAATTGATGTTCTTAACCTCGTAAAAACACAGGAGCAGATGCAGCAAGAGATGCAAGAACAAATGCAACAGCAGCAAGGTATGGAACTTACTAAGCAAGCTGGGCAACTTAGTGCTGTTGAACAAAAAGCTGCGGAAGCTGAAATGAATCAACAAGGCGCACAACAACAATAAATTATTAAATGACAACACTCACATATGATGGAGCTGATTCATCAGCTGGTGAACTGAATGCAGAAGAGCAAGACTCTCTGCAGGTTGGTGAGCAGATGATGGCCGAGCAAGAATCTCTACTTGCAGGTAAGTTTCAAAATACAGAAGCCTTAGAGAAAGCTTATTTAGAACTACAAACTAAACTGGGATCTTCTAATGAAGAATCATATGAAGATGAACCCCAAGAAGAAGACAACGCAGACATTGATACTAACTTTTTAGATACTTTATGGTCCGAAGCAAGTGAAGATAGTTATTCAGATGAAACCTTGTCTGCACTATCAGAATTAGATAGTACTGAATTGGCTAACATGTACCTTGAGTACCGTAGTAATGTAGAGAGTCAAACAGAACAGCTAGAGTTGTCAGACGAAGATATCTCTTCTATTCAAGGTTCTGTAGGTGGGTCTGCGGAATATTCAGCCATGCTTGGTTGGGCCAAGGATAATCTTACTGAACAAGAAATTGAAATGTTTGATTCGGTTATGGATCGTGGAGACCCTGCCTCTGCTTTCTTTGCCGCGCAAGCTTTGCGTTATAGGTATACCGAAAATGTAGGTACTGATGGTCAAATGTTGACAGGCTCTGCCTCATTTGATTCTGCCGAAGGGTTCCGTAGTCAGGCTGAGCTTGTTAAAGCAATGAGTGATCCACGCTATGACAGCGATCCAGCTTATCGAAACGATGTTCTTACAAAACTAGATCGTTCTGATATCAACTTTTAAACACTAACTTATTAAATGAAAATTCTTACTCTTATTCCTGCAGCTATCTTTGCTGCAACTCCTGCATTTGCTGGACCTTATGCCGTCGTTGAAAACAACGCTGGCTTTAGTGGTTCTGATTTTAACGGCCACGCCACAGATTTTCACCTTGGGTATGAGAACAGTGCAAGCTTTGGTTCGTACTACGTACAGGCTGGTCCTACAATCTTTGCTCCTGATGGTGGCGTAGAAGAGACTAAGCTTACAGGTAAAGTAGGCGGTTCTATTCAAGCCAGTGATCGTGTATCTATCTATGGAGAACTAGCAGCATCATTTGATTCCGATGTAAATGACTACGGAACAAAGATTGGTGTTAAGTATAACTTTTGATGAACGATACACAAATCTGGCCTATTGAACCTCGGATGGAAGTAATGCAAGTAGATCAAGGTAAACATGCTGAGCAGTTGAACGGGCGTCTAGCGATGCTCGGAGTGATTGCAGCACTAGGTGCATACGCACTAACAGGTCAAATTATTCCAGGAGTTTGGTAATGCCAATGGTTAATGGAAAGAAGTATCCTTATACCGCTGCAGGTATGAAGGCTGCTTCTAGTGCTAAGAAAAAAAAGACCACTAAAAAACCTGCAGGTAAAAAATACTAATGGCTAAATCCGGTCTCTATGCAAATATCCACGCTAAGCGTAAGCGTATAGCTGAAGGTAGTGGAGAGAAGATGAGTAAGCCCGGAGCTAAAGGTGCTCCAACTGCAGCTAATTTTAAACGCTCTGCAAAAACAGCAAGGAAACCTTCTACTAGAAAGTCCTAATGAAAAAGAAAACAGGAAACGTTCAGAAAGCTTTTGATAGTAACTTTACAGCTCAGTCATATGAGATCGGGCCTGGACATGGTGCTGCTAAGAAAGGACAAAAAATCTATAACAAAGGGAAAAGTTCAACTAATAAAAATGAAAAGGAAACTTTTCTAAAACGTACTGGCCCTCAACTACCTCTTGCTAAGAGAAAGATCAACAAAAAATATGGTTAACATTAGCCCCCTCAGAGGCTACATAATATCTGATTTTTCCTTGTTAACTCACAAGGAACGGTTACGGATCTAGGACTGGAAAAACCTAGAGTCTGGCAGTGAAGCACCTCAGTGTAGGACTTCACTGTTATTGGCATCGGCCCTTACGAGGATACCCTTTGCCGTCTAGACGGTGGGAAAGACCACATACTTAATTAATCCAAGATCTTGGAGTTTGAACATACTTACTTACTCCTTAAATGGCACAACAAAATTCTACACTGGTCACTAACCTAACACGTCCTGGCCAGTCTAATGGTGCGGGTGATTCTCGCGCTCTCTATCTAAAACTGTTTAGTGGAGAGATGTTTAAAGGCTTCCAGCAGAACGCGATCGCTCGCGATTTGGTGATGAAGCGTACACTTAAGAACGGCAAGTCATTGCAGTTCATTTATACCGGTCGTACAACGGCTGAGTATCACACCCCCGGAAATGCAATCCTCGGTAACACCGATGGTGCGCCTCCGGTGGCCGAGAAGACAATCACCATTGATGATCTTCTTATCTCCAGTGCATTTTTGTACGATCTTGATGAGACCCTTGCGCATTACGATCTGCGCTCTGAGGTATCTCGCAAGATTGGTTATGCACTTGCAGAAAAATATGATCGCTTGATCTTCCGTGCTATTGCACGTGGCGCACGTCAAGCATCACCTATCACTAAGTCCAGCTTTGTTGAACCCGGTGGTACACAGATTCGTGTTGGTGCAACTACCAATGAATCTGATGCATTCTCTTCTGCTGGTTTGATTGCTGCTTTCTATGATGCTGCTGCAGCATTAGACGAGAAAGGAATCAGTCAGGATGGCAGGGTCGGGGTCTTGAACCCAAGGCAATATTATGAATTGATCCAAGCTGTTGGTTCCAACGGACTGGTCAATCGTGATACCCAAGGTTCAACCCTGCAAGCTGGCAACGGCATCATTGAGATTGCTGGTATCAAGATCTACAAGTCCATGAATATCCCCTTCCTTGGCCGTTACGGTACCAAGTACGGCGGTACGACTGGCCAGACTGATCCTGGTAACACTGGTGATTTCGTGAACCCTGCATTGGAAGATGCTTCCACTGCACAAACCGGCATCAACAATGACTATGGCACCGGCGCTGAGTTCGGTGCTGTATCTGCTGGCCTGATCTTCCAGAAGGAAGCGGCTGGTTGTGTTGAAGCTATCGGACCACAAGTCCAAGTAACCAGTAATGACGTGTCCGTGATTTATCAGGGTGACGTTATCCTCGGTCGTTTGGCTATGGGCGCAGATTACCTGAACCCCGCTGCAGCCGTTGAGCTGTATGTAGGTGCTTCAGCTCCTTCTGCATTCTGATTTATTTATCAATTTATACAGGATCTCTTCGGGGATCCTTTTTTTTATTTATATGGCTTTTCCGACCACTAATTCTGAACAAGAGCTACCAGCAGTAAATCAAATTCTGCAATCATGTGGTCAGGCTCCTGTGACTACACTTGATCAAACCAACCCGGACGTTGCGATTGCTTATAGCACCCTTACTCAGGTGTCCCAAGAAGTCCAGGCCGAAGGATGGTCATTTAATCTTGAGCTTGATTATGAGTTCACACCAGATACAAATAATGAAATTTTAATTCCTAATAACATTTTGCAGATTGACCCTGCACCTGAGTATTTTGAATTAGATGTAGTTCGTCGTAATGGCAAGCTATACGACAAGGTAAAACATTCTTATACTTTTACTGATGTTTTAAAGTGTGATGTTAAATGGTTGTTTGACTGGATTGATATTCCTAAACCTATTCAAGATTATATTCTTGCTAGAGCTGCAACTATTGTCTCTTCAAGAATCGTAGGTGACACTACGCAATTTCAAATGCTTGGACAGAAGGAAGCTTATAACCGTGCAATGGCTTTAGAGTATGAATGTAATCAAGGTGATTACACATACTTTGGTCATCCAAGGGGAATCAATTCTTACAATAGTTTTAAACCGTACCATGCATTGTATCGTTAATGGCAGCTGTTACACAACGTATAAGTAATTTCTTAGGTGGTGTTAGTCGCCAACCTGATTCAAAAAAACTGCCTGGTCAAGTTCGTGAATGCTTAAATGCATATCCTGATCCAACCTTCGGACTAGTAAAACGTCCAGGCTTTAAATATTTAGATGTTCTAAAAGATACGGGTGGATCTGCTTTTAGTTCTAATGCTTTAGATAATGCTCATTGGTTTTATATTAATCGTGATAATGATGAACGTTATGTTGGATGTATTGCTGGTACTGAAGTACATGTATGGAATGCTATAGCCGATAGTAGTGGTAATTACGTTAAGGCTACAGTTACTTATTCTAATAATGGTATTGCCGGATATACAGCAACTAGCTATTTAAATACTACCAAAAAAAATTACAGCGTTCTCACAGTTCAAGATACTTCAATTGTTACCAACTCAACAGTTACGGTAACTAAGAATGCAGACCCATCTTATACGTCTGGTCTTAATCATACATTAAAGTTGACTGGTGTTGAATATAGTGCAGAGTATTCTGTGACTATAGGTAGCCAGACATATACTGAGACCACACGAAATGCTGATGAATTCACCCCCTCAAACTCTAACAAAGCTTTAGCAGCTGATGATATTCTGTCTGATCTCGAGACTGGTATTAATGCTCTAAGCATCAGTGGCTTAACTGTCACCAGATTAGATACTAGTATTGAATTGGTATCAACTTCTGCTATTACTGTTACGGCACGTGGGGGTAAAGACTCTACTAAGCTACAGGTATTTTCTGATCAAGTAGAGAATGTTACAAAACTGCCTGAGCAATCTATTCAGAATCGTATTGTCAAAGTAATCAATACTGAATCTGCCAGTGATACTTATTATGCAAAATTTGTACCAGCAAGTGGTACATCAGGCCCTGGCTTTTGGGAAGAAACTTTAGGGTTTGGAATGTCTAATGGTCTTAATACTACGACCATGCCACATGAGTTAGTAAACACTGCTTTAAACACTTTTGTATTTCAACCAGTATCTTATACAGCTCGCCTTGTCGGAGATGATACTACTAATAGTCATCCTACTTTTGTTGACAATAAAATTCAACAGGCATTTTTTCATAACAACAGGCTTGGGTTCTTAACGTCTGACAACGTATCGATGAGTCAGACTGGTGAGTTCTTTAACTTCTACCATATTTCTGCTTTAGCACAAACAGACTCGGATCCACTTGACATCAATTGTTCAAGCATCAAACCAGCTGTTCTTCATGCTGTTATTCCAACAGCTCAAGGTCTTGTCTTATTCAGCAAGTCACAGCAGTTCATCATGTTTTCTGATGATCAAGTATTAACACCTACTACAGCCATTATTAGGGGTATCTCTAACTATGAAATGGATCCTGATATTGATCCAGTTGATGTAGGAAGTAATTTAGCTTTTGTTAGTAAGACTCCTGGCTATGCACGTATCTTCGGTATGCAGACACGTGGTTCTCAAGAGAACCCTATTGTGGTTGATATCAGCAGAATCGTTTCTGAGTGGGTTCCTGACACCATTGAGAACCTGATCTCTAGTCCAGCCAATAGTTTTATTGCTTTGTTTGGACCCTCTAGTAATTATATGTGGTTCTATCGTACCTATAACAACGGACAGGAAACACTGGTTCAGGCTTGGTATAGGTGGTATCTACCAGGCACAGTGCAACATGCAGTTGTTGATAATGACCGTATGTACTGTGTCGTTAAACAAGATGGTAAATACATCTTACTTACGGCAAGTCTTACTCAAACGCCTGAAGACCAGATCCTTGTTAATAGTGATGGGCAACAAATTAACCCTTACATAGATATGTATGCAGTAGCATCTTCTGTTACTTACGATTCATCCACTAACGTATCTAAGTGTTATCTTCCCTTTGATGACATTGCCAGTCTCACTCCAGTGCTAGTTATCAAAGGTACTGGTACTAATAACTTTAATGGTGTTACTGAGTCTGGCTTTACCATTAGTCCTGAACGTGGATCTGATAGCACTGGCCCCTATTTCAGTGTACCTAATAAAGATCTTACTTCTAATGCAAGTGATGTAGTTGTAGGTTATAAATTTAACTATGATGTACAACTACCTACTATTTATTTTAATTCTGATGCTGAGGGTAAGTCATCAGACTTTACAGCTAATGTTACCTTAGCTCGGCTTAAGTTTTCTGTTGGTCTTTCCAGTGGACTTGGCTTTAAGATCAAATCTAAAGGAAGAGCTGAATGGACTGATATCACACCAACACTAGATGCCAACTATTATTTGGCTGATGATGTCCCACTAGAGGAACAGAATGTATTTACTGTACCTATCCACCAAAGGGCTGAAAACGTTTCCGTTCGTCTCTTTAGTGACACACCTTTTCCAGTCTCGTTAATTTCAATGATGTGGGAAGGAAACTATTCACCAAGATTTTATAGGAGGATTTAAATTATGGCAGCATGGGTATTACCCGCTGTTGCCGCAGGCACTGGACTCTTTAGCACCATATTTGGTGTAATGGGAGCTAATGACTCCAATAGCCGCGCAGAAGAAGCAGCAGAAGCGCAATACGAACAAGCTAAAGAACTTTACGAATTTGATTGGGATCAAGTTCAACGTAAGTATGAATATGCCAATATTCAGCTAGGAATTGAAAAGACAAAGGATGCAAATCTTAGAGCTTATCAAGAGGCTCAGCTTACTCAGCAATATGATTCTCAAAATGCTCGTAGAGAATACGAGTATAAAAATAGAGTAGATGCTTTCAATCGCTCTGAGGATATATTTCAACAGCAGATTGGCGTCAATGTTGTCAGTTCTTTGCTTGCTCAAGAGGAGGCTACAAGAGCTTTTAATGAACAGCAGATCGCTAATAACTTTCAAAAGGAAGGTCTATCAAGAGATTTGTTTCAAGCTTTAGATACAACTGCCTTTGCTAAGGCTGAAGTGCAATTGAATAGGCAGAGTTCTATACAAGGCGCTGCAACTAAACGTCGTGAAGCTGAGTTTCAATATCAGTCACAACGTAAGGAACTTGGCTTTAAATCTCAGCAAAATATGATTGAACAGCTTAAAGCTGAAGGATCTGCTAGGGCTAGAGGAACTGGTAGAAGTGCAGGTAAAAACGTACAAGCTGCCATGATGATGGCAGGTATGCAGCAAGCACAGATTATTGAAAACATTGCTGATTCTAAACAGCAGTTTAAGATTGCATCCACTGCTATTAACAATAGCATGATGAATGATATTAATGCCGCTACGCTTCAGGATGGTCAGCTTGACAATACCATGAAGTATAAGCAACAAGAATATAATCAAAGTTTGCGTGAATTGAAGGCTTCTATGGATAGTGCTAGAGCAAATCTAGGTGCTACTAAAATGAAGATTAATCTTGATAAGCAGGTTGCTGATATGAGCGCTAATGCTAATCGTATGTTACAACCCACTATTGGCCCTGAGATTCCAAAACCACCAGAATTACCACCTTCAATATTCCTTGAACCTCTAAAACCAATTAGACCTCCTAAGCCTAAAAAATTGGCTCCTAATACTCAATCTGCTATGACTACATTTGCTAATGCTATGACTGGTCTTGGTAGCACTATTAGTAATGTTGCTTCTATCGGTCAGCAGACTAATCTTTGGGGACCTTAACAACCATTAACAATGTCTAAATTCAAAGGGTACGCCCAATCATCTGGATTCAGAAACATTCAAATTCCCGATACTTCTAAAAAAATTCTAGAGGAAGGCAATCTTACGATAAGTCGTATGAAAGAACTCCAACAGATGGAACGGGAGAATGCCGAAATCTACATTCGCGCTTTACAAGACAAGTACAGAGTTGAAGAAAAAAATAGAGATAATATTTTTCGATTAGAAAGCGAGAACCTTGCAACTGTTCGTGATGCAATGGTTGAAAATGCCAATATTATTAATCAGAATGCAAGTACCGAAGCAGCACAAGCTAAGGAGCAATATCAGGCTTTAGCAGATTTCTCAAAAACAGCAGGGGAAACAGCGGTAAAGATTGGTAAGCAAGTCTACGATAACCAAGTCAAGACTGGTGAATTCTTTGCTTCTGAATTGGCAATGTATGGCATCAGCATGGCTGAAGCTGAGTACGTTAAAAATATAGATACTGCTTTTGTACAGAATGATGCTAAATTCAAAGCTATTGAGGATAAGTTACTAGCCGCTGGTGCTGGTAATGATGTCATTCAGCGTATTCGCAATATGAATTCTTCTACCTTCTATGGTCTTAAAAAGACTATGTTGGTAGATGCTGCTGATGAATATGCTGCTCTTGTGCCTCAATGGGAAGCAGCTGATCTTTTTGACGAGACTGGTAAATCCATAGGTATTAGTCTAGGTCAAGCACGACTGGGTAATCAATATAGGGATTTAGTTACTGCACAAGATTCCAGAAACAAATCTCGGTTTATTACTGATTATGGTGGTGCTGATGATAAAATGGTTAAGGCTTATCTATACCCTGGTATTGAGTCTTATGATCGTCAAGTACAACGATCCCGATCAGCTTCTATTGCAGATAATTTACAGAAGGAACGAAAGCTTCAAGAAGCCTCTGAAATTCAAACTACTTATAAACACCGTGGATTGGCTGGTGTATGGAATCTAATTCAACAGCATCCTCTTCATAGAGATAAACGTCTTCAAGTACTTTCAGTTTTTACTGATATGGCTAAGGCTGGAACACTTGGTGATGGCACACCGGATAGCCAATTAGCTGTCTATCAGGAGCTACTTAATATGGAAGTATCTTTGACTCCTGGTGGACCTAAACAATCATTTGGTTCTTTGTATGGTAATGATCTTGGTGAGCTAAAAGCTGTTATTGAAAGTAAGTATAGATCGGATGTACAATTCAATAGTTTCACTCGTAAGCAGCACATTCAAAAGGTTGCTGATGAAACTTATGATTGGTTCTTAGGTAATCGCGATAACTTTCAGAAGTCTGTACTTATTGAAGCAATCCAACAGTTACAAGCGCAAGGCGCTGATGTCAGTAAGCTAACCTCACTAACAAACTACTCTTTAGATCAGGGCTACGTTCGTCAAGAGGCAGAACGTTTGAAGGCGTTAGCTGATCAAGGTCTTCTTACTTCTAGTGATTTAATAGGAGCAGATGGTGAGAACATTAAAAAGTTTGAACCAATAGTTAAGAGATGGGAAGCTACATTAGGTGCTCTCCCTCTGAAGGAAGATCAAGTTAAAAGCATATTTAGTACACGATTAAGAACTGTTCTGGGTGAAGATGATCTTACAAAAGGTGTTAGCGAAACATACCATTTTGCTGTAGCTCGTGCTTTATCTACATATAAGGAGAGGTTAAAAAACAGCATTGATGATGCTAGCCCTACTGCAGCAGGTACGATTCAAAATGAGGCTATCGATTTTGTCCGTAGCCAAATTGAAAATTACACGAAACCAGAAAGTCCCTTCTTTGTTCGTACTCCCATTAAGGGTAGTGCAAACAAATCATACTTTGCTCATTTTAAGATTGGCGATTCATTATATGTAGCGCCAGAAATATTCTCTTTGGATACTGACTTCAAAACAAGAATTATTAAGGATCCTGAAATACTTAAAAATTCACATGTTATCAGTAGCGCGTATGCAGCACAAATAGCAAAACAAATACGAGACGGAAAGCCTTTGATTTTACCACCTTTTATTAACGAATTATCTCAACTTAGTAAATTACCAGTTCATGAAATTGTTAATCAACAACTTGAACTTAAAGATTACAAGGAGCGTGCAGTTCCTGGTATTCGTCAAAAACTACAAGAATCTGATGAAGTTCGAGAGCACCCTGAGCTTGTAAATATTTTAAATCAACCTTCATTGTCAAACATTAATAATGTTGTAAATGCAACTGGTCATTCTGTCAGACGTGTACGCATAGGTACAGAAGGTTATAGCGATGTTGTCGCTTTGGGTCAACAAGCTGGTTTTAAAGCTCCTAATGTTATGGCAGCTATTTGGGCGAATGAAACTGGATATGGTAAATCCATGTCTGGTCGTAATAACCTGTTCAACATTAAAAGTACTGACGGAACTGGTGCTCGCACTACTACAACAGAATATAGAAATGGTGTACCTTATTCTACTTCAGCCACATGGCGTGTATATGAGGCACCTAGTCAATCAGTAGCTGACTTTATTAAATTCGTTGCTAAATATCCTGGTGTTAAGGAAGCTAAGACTCCTGTTGAAATGCTTGAAGCTTTACACCTTGACGGTCGAGGTTATGCGACTAGCCCTACGTATGTAGAGGATGTTTCACGCGTAATGGCTGGTTTCGGCATTGACCCTAATGCACCATTTATACAGTATTCAGGACCAGCTACTAGAGACCCTAATCAGTCTTCGAGTACTTTGCAACACGTATACACTGTCGATAGCATTGGATGGGGTTCTACAGGACCACATTTGGATCAAAAACAGGAAGATAATCCTAATACTCCCGAGAATGAAAAGGGCACATATTATGATTATAAAGATCCTGAAATCATGGAATATATCTTTGCTGAGGATTCAGAGTTAGGACTGATTCCTATCGGTGATGCACCTATGACAGGAAGCTGGGAATATCATACTAATAAAAAAAGTAATGGATATGACTATGGATTTTATAAGGGCACAAAGATTCTTCTTAAACCACCTGCACGTGTTGTCAGTAGTTTTCGCACATCAGAAGGTGATGACATGATGATTATTGAATTACCAAGTGGCCGCAGGCTTAAATGGCATCATGGGAGGTCTTCCTGATGGATCCACAAGATAGAGAATTAACACCTGAAGAACAGGAATTGATTAATGCATCGGAAGAAAGAGATGAACTAGGTGATATGGCCCCACCGATGGAGGTGCCTAATCCTATGTTTGATCCTGAGGCAGCACAGGCTCAAGCAGACCAAGTGTTTGCTGAGGCCCAAAGCCTACGAGATAATGCACCAGATCAATCAACCTATCTCTCTAACACTATTGAGTCAGTAGCTGCACCTGTTATGGGTGTGCTTGATTTAGGTCTTGATGTTATTGGTATGATCCCTGGCGGCGAGTCTATTGACAATGCTTGGGATGAAGCTACTAAATACAAAAATCCTGGTATTCAAAAAGTCAGAGATGTGTTTGGTGTAGTCCTACCTTCCATGGTTGGGGCTGGTCTTGCCGTAAGAGGCTTACAAGGTATGACCAAGCTACCAATGCTTATGAAAGGTTTGGCTGCAATTGGTGCTACTGGTCTAATTGATGGTGCAGTTACTTATGTCAGTGATACTACTGATGAAGGTGACAACCTAATGAAGATGTTGGATGACGTTGCACCTTGGATGAATATACCTGAAAACTGGCAAACACTTGATAGTGATAGCACTGAAGTACGTAAACAAAAGAATACGTATGAGGCTGTAGGTTTAAGTGTTGTAGGTGATGTACTTGGCTACGGCATTAACCTAGCCAAAGTTTTAAAAGGTGGTAAAGCTCCTGACTTTATGAGTTGGTTTAAACCAGCTGATGAGACAGCTGCTAATTATAAAGCTGCAAAAGAAATAGAAGCACCTATGGCTCAGCCTGGTGATGAAGGCATTGAAGTACATGTCAGAACGCAGTCTTCGTTACGTGAATGGCAGCAAGATGAAATTGCAATTAGAAAACTCGAAGCTGATCCAGAAAGTATTGGTTATGATCCGTTCATTACACCTAAGCTTTCTACAGAAGCTGATAGAGCAACATTTAGTGTTCCGCCCGCTGCAGCTGTTAAAAACATGGCTGATAGCGCATTTATTGATTCTGGACTATCCAAGGGTTCAGCCCCCAGTCCAATCACTGATGTGAGTTTAAGGGGTGCTGCTGATGGCAATGCTGATGCTCATGAACTCATTCTTGATGTTGCTAGTGATGTAGCGGCTTCGGGACAATGGGAAGCTGCCATAAAAGGAGTGAAGCTATCACGACCTGTTATGGACCAACTTACTGAACTTAATTATAATCGCATCTTTGAAATAGACGATGACGCTGCGCTGAAGAAAGCGTTGTATGAAAATGCAAGTGTCATTGGTGATTTACAAGTTTCTTACCTGAATGAAAGTGCAACTAGAGCTTCTGGTTTAGCACTACGTGATCTTGCTAAGATTTACCTTGATAACGGTGTTAGACGTACTTCTACAAGAGTTCTCAACTCTACAGCAGGTGAGATCAGTGATATTGCTGATGCTTCTATTCGATTTAAAGAAGTTGCTAATACTAGTCGTGTAAGAACTATGGTTTTAGACCGTATGGAACTTGTTATGCAAGAGTATGGTCTTAGTAAATATATTGCTGGTTGGTCTCTTAATAACAAAAAGATCTTCAAGAGCAAGGCTTATCAGGATAACCCTGATGAAACCATCCAATATATCAGGAAAAATTTTGACGAAAAACGTGCTGAGATGGTTGAAAAATCTGCAACTCTCAGAAAAGAAATTGATCGTCTTTATGAAGTCAATCCTAGTTCAATTGAACCATTGATGACAGCATTCTCAATGAGTGGCGGAGACATAGTTAGTCAGAAGGCTATGCTTGAATGGGCTAGTAATCAAGTCAAACTGAAAGGCTATTTGGTTAGTCCTGATGGTCAAGGCATGAACTTACTTGCACAAGGTTTATGGGCAGTACGTTATAACAATGTTTTGTCTGGTATCTCTGCACTTAGGGCTATTGCAGGTAATACTACAAGTCTTATGGTTAAGCCCATTACAGCACTGATGGGTCATGGTATTGAAGCTGTAGTCAATGGTGAATTTAAGAACTTCAAACGTGCTTGGTATGCATATGGCTCCATCATGGAAACTAACCAGCGTGCTTTAGCTCATGCTTGGGAAGGGTGGAAAAAAGCTAATGCTGACCCGCAAGCCTTTATGGATATTGCCCGTAAGGATAGGCTTGTTATTAGGGATGAACAGCAGTGGGAATTACTGCAAAATATAGCTGATACGGATTGGGCTAAGAACGGAAATCATGGCAAGCTTATGATGCATAGTTGGGCCAAATTAAACAAGAATGTCTCTGAGATGGCATTTATGCGTTACGGCACCAATGCAATGATTGCGTCCGATCAATATGTGAACGCTGCACTAGCTACTCAAGCTTCACGTATGCGAGCTTATGACGAAGTATTTGAAGCTACTGGTAGGGCTCCTACTAGACGTGCATTAGTTGCTGCGGAACGTAAAAATTACGAAGCAATGTTTGATAAGAATGGTCTGATTACTGATGATGCTGTGAAGAACAGTAGTTCTGAGCTTGCACTTAATCTAGATACTGATGTTTCTAACAAGATTACTGGTTTTATCTCTAACTTTCCAGTTCTCAAACCATTGTTCATGTTCCCACGTACTGGCATTAATGCCTTAATGTTGGGACTATCTTATACCCCTGTTGCTCGTCTTGGTCCTAGTAATAAGTATTCCAAGATTCTAACTGCTGGAAATGACCAAGAAAAAATTTTCGAGGCTCTTCTTGAACATGGTGTAAAACGGTCTGATCCTAACGCTATGAACATCTACCAGAATCTTAAAGCTGAATATAAAGGTCGTATTGCCTTCGGTAGTTTGATCTCAGCAGGCTTATTAAGTTATGCTGTAGGTGGAAATATTCGTGGTAATGGTCCTGTAAATGCAGCCGAACGGCGTGCTATGAGAGATAACTATGGATGGAAACCAAAACATATTAACATTGGTGGTAAGTGGGTTTCTTATGCAGGCTTAGAACCTTTTGATACCCTACTCACTACGATTGGTGATCTTGGTTATTATGCAACTGATATTGGTTCTGAACTTACTGAAGATGTTCTTCATAAACTTTCTTGGACAATTGCTGCTGGCTTCACTAACAAGACATTTATGTCTGGTCTAGAGCCTTTAGTAAAATTGGCAACTGGTGATAGCACTGCTTTTGCTCGTCTTATTGCCAATGAGGCACGGTCATTTATTCCATTGTCTGGCGCTGCTGGTGTTTTATCCAACGCGATCTCTTCCAGTCAAAAGGATATTCATGCAGATATGATTGGTTATGTTCAGAATAATCTACCGGGTGTCAATACTCTTCTTCCAGAACGTATTGATGTTTGGACTGGTAAACCTATCAATGACATAGATAATCCTGTCTTACGTGCTCTCAATGCAATGAATCCTGTCCCTATTAGTGGCGGGCCTGAACCGTGGAGACAATGGTTGCTTGAGTCCGGTTGGGACGGAATGAAGCTATTACGTAAGGATAGTTCTGGTAAGTATGAATATACACCTGCTGAAAGATCTGAACTCTATAAAATTATGGGCAGAATGGATCTTTATAAGAAAGTAAAAGAACTTATGAAGTCTCCGCGTATTAAGCAAGAGTTAGCAAATATGCGTCGCTTACGTGGTTCCAATGCATCATTTGATTTTGTCGATTTGCGTGCTCAGGATATGCAAGTCTATAGATATTTAAACAATATCATTAGAGAGGCTCAGATCTCTGCTGAACAACAGCTAAGTATGCGCAATCCTACAATTCGCGATAAGGTTAAAGCATCTCAGATGATTGACCATTTGGTACGAAGTGGGAAAATTCCTGAGGCTAAGCGTCTTGCAGAAGCTTATAAAATTGATTTTGACAATCGAGACAAGTAAAATTGCATTTAGCTAATGGCTATTACTCAGAATACATACACAGGCAATGGTAGTACTACTACCTATTCCTTTACATTTCAATATTTAAAAACTACAGACATCAAGGTTAGTCTTGATGGTGTAGTTACAACTGCATACACACTGTCTAACGCTACAACTATTTCTTTTACCAGCGCTCCTGGCTCAGGAGTGGCAATCAGGATCTTCCGTCAAACAGATGCTGATGCACTTAATGCAACCTTTTATCCAGGATCTGCAATTAGGTCTTCAGATTTAAATAATAATTTTACACAGAATCTATACGTCACGCAGGAATCAGAACGTGATGTAGCTATTTCTGATACCACTGCTAACACTGCTAAGGCAACAGCTGATACAGCTCTAACCAACTCAGCAGCAGCTCTTAGTACGGCTAACACTGCAGATACAAACGCTAGTGCTGCTG